AGCAAAATTAAATACGAGTACCATGAGGAGCGTAGAGCAAAAGAACAAGCTCTAAGAGAGTCTCAGGAAGCTGTAAAGGCATTACAAAATTTAATGTCTGAAAACCAAAAGCTACAATCAGTTGTAACTCAAGGTGGAGATGTACTTAATAAGCAAGCACTTAATAATGCTCAATGGGCTAAATACAATGCACAGCAGACTTTTAAAAAGGCTTACGAAGAAGGCGATGCAGATGCTATGTCGGCATCACAAGCTGAATTAGCACAAGCAACTCTTGCAGAACAACAAGCTGGTAATTATGCACAAACAATGCAACACAACATTGCATCACAATATGTAGAACCAGTACAACAACAACAGCAAGTTGTAAAACAAGCTGACCCAGACATGGATGATTGGTCAAGGAAAAATCCTTGGTTTATGGGAACTGATTCATCGCACAAAGAAATGACTTCTTTTGCTATGTATGTAGACCAATCACTACAAGCCAATGGAATTGATCCTGCTAAAGATTCTCAGAAGTATTATTCTGAAGTTGATGCAAAGATGAAACAACAATTCCCCAATTTTTTCGGTGTTCAAGATGTAGCTTCTAATGAAACAGAAGTAATTCAACAAGCACCAAAGAGACAGGTAATGAACCCTGTAGCACCCGCCACGAGGAATAGCGGTAAACCACCTCGCAAAATCCATCTGACTCAGAGTCAAGTTGCTCTCGCAAGGCGACTTAATATAACTCCAGAGCAGTATGCAAACCAACTATTAAAGGAGTCTTAAATGTCAGAAATAGATAATAAAGAACTTAAAACTGCTAGCACAGAAAAAGTAGCAGAGCGTACCCCTAGGGAAATAGAAAGCCGAGAGGCTTCTCAGCGTATACAAAGCTGGGAAAATCCATCAAATTTACCAGCACCTACTGAACAAGCAGGTTGGGTATTTAGGTATATCAGAACGAGTCTTTTGGGACAAGCTGATAATCCTAATGTATCTAGGAAATTTAGGGAAGGATGGGAGCCTTGTAGATTAGAGGATCATCCAGAACTACAAATTCACATGATGGACCATAACTCAGAATGGTCAGTTAAAGGTAATGTGGAAATTGGTGGTCAGTTGTTATGTAAGATGCCTAAAGAGAAAGCGGAAGCTAGAGATAATTATTTTAATGATTTAGCTCAATCTCAAGTAGACTCTGTCGATAACACATATTTTAAAGACCAAGATTCTAGAATGGCTACTAAGCAAGTTTTTGAGAGAAAATCAAGAACGACCTTTGGTAAAGATTCATAGTTTCTTATTTATAATTATTTAATAAGGAGACAATTATGTCATCAAGTTCAACTCCTAACGGAGCAAAGCCTGTTGGAACTGTTGTTGGAAGTCCTTATCAAGGAAAAGTTACACACTATAAAATTAAAAATGCGTATGATACAAACATATTCTATGGCGATTTTGTAAAGTGGGGTGACGACAATCCTAATACCACCATCCAAAAAGATGAAGGTACTAGTGCTTGTACACCAATTGGTGTTTTTCTTGGTTGTGCTTACACCGACCCTTCTACAGGGCAATTCACGCCCAATCAAATGTACAATGCTAATTTAGCAAGTGACGATATTGTGGCTTATGTTGCTAGTGACCCTTTTATACTAATGCAAATGCAATGTGATGGTTCTGCTACTCTAGATGATCTAGGGAAGAACTGTAATGTTACACAAACTGCAGGAAGTACAGCTATTGGTACTAGCAAAAATACGGTTGATATATCAACGGCAGCAGCAACTGCAACACTACCTTTAAAGATAGTCGATTTTATCGATGGTCCTGATAGTGCTGTAGGCGATAGCCATACTGATGTATTAGTAATGTTTAATGTCGGACATCAGTTGTTAAACACAACTGGTATAGGTTAAGGAGTAAATTATGGCAGCTATTTCAAGAGCTAATGAGTTAAAACAACTCTTACCTGGACTAAACGCACTATTCGGTGAAGAATATAATCGTTATGAAAACGAGCACGAAGAAATCTATGTAACTGAAAATTCTGAAAGAAGTTTTGAAGAAGAATTAAAGTTATCTGGTTTTGGAGCCGCTCCAGTAAAAGATGAAGGATCAGCTATCACATATGATACTGCTCAAGAATCTTATGTCGCAAGATATACACATGAAACTATTGGTTTAGGATTCAGTATTACAGAGGAGGCAATGGAAGATAATCTTTATGTGTCTGTTTCTGCTAGATACACTAAAGCTTTAGCTCGTGCGATGTCTTATACAAAACAAGTAAAATCAGCATTTCCACTTAATAATGGTTTTGGTAGTTTTACTGGAGGAGACGCTGTGTCATTATTTAATACAGCTCACCCCCTTGTAAACGGCGGTACAAATAGTAATAGACCTTCTGTTGCTGCAGATTTAAATGAAACATCTCTAGAAGATGCAATCATTCAAATAGGCAAGTGGACAGACGAAAGGGGACTTAAAATTGCAGCAAAAGCTAGAAAGCTTATAATTCCATCAGACTTACAGTTTGTAGCAACTAGATTGTTACAGAGTGATTATAAAGTTGGAACTGCTGACAATGACATAAATGCGGTCAAAACTAATGGAGTAATTCCAGAAGGCTATTCAGTTAATCATTATTTAACTGATACTAATGCGTTCTTTATTACTACTGATGTTCCTGACGGAATGAAGCATTTTGTTAGAGCACCTATGACTACTACTATGGACGGAGACTTTGATACTGGTAATGTTAGATATAAAGCGAGAGAAAGATATTCTTTCGGTGTATCTGATCCACTCGGTATCTTCGGATCACCAGGTAGTTCGTAAGAACTTTAAAGGGGAGCATACGCTCCCCTTTTTTATGTTATATTATAAATCTAGGTATTTTTATTAATCAATTTATCAACTGCCCTAGCAGACTTTGCCAAGATGATAAATTATTTCTTTCAGGAGAAAAGCATGGCTAACACAACATTTAATGGACCAGTTAGGTCCGAAAACGGATTTGAAGTAATTACAATAGATTCATCAACAGGTGCAGTTACGACTGTCGTTGATTTTGATTCTACTGGTAATGCTCAAATTAATGGATCAGTAGATATAGATAATGATCTAACAGTAGATGACCAACTTTTAGTTAAAGATGGTTCTCATTTAAAATACACATCAACTACAGGATTTGGACCAGCAGACTTAATCGTTGGTAAAGGTGGCTCATTAATAGCTACAGCAAACCCTTATGCAGAAGATACAACAGCAGCATTTGATTTAGGTGCAAAACTAATTTACGGTAACAATGTTTATCGTTATGTAGGCATTGGTGGTTCAGCAGTAACAGCAGGTAAGTTATTACAACAACCAGCAGTAGTTTCTGACCATGCAAATATGTCTGCAACAGCAGTAGTAGCAATAGGTCAAACAGCTATCTCTGTAGAAACAGGCGGTACTGACATTACTCTAAACCAATATGCAAATGGTTACCTTTGGGTAAACGATGTAAATGGTGAAGGACAAATGCTTAGAGTTAAATCTAATCCAGCACATGACCATTCAGCAGACCCTTCAATAATAATTACTTGTTACGATGCTTTAGCAACTGCTTTAACAACTAACTCACAGCTAACATTATTAGCTGACCCAAGTAATGACCTAATAGTTGCACCAGCAACAGAAACAGGTGCTTTAATGGGTGCTACAGTAAGAGATATGGCAGCAAACAAGTTTGGTTGGGCTGTTATTAAAGGACCAGCAGCTTTATTAACTGTAGGAACAGTAGTTGCAGGTAATGCAGCAGTTCGTTCAGGTGGTACAGCAGGTGGCGTAGCTCCAGCAACAGACAATGTGTTGATGGAAGTTGGTGACGTAATGGCTGTATCAGCAAATACAGAATACTCACTAATTAACTTAAACCTTAGTTAAGGAGTAAATTATGGGTATTTCAGATGTACAAGCAGTAACTATTACTGCCGACACAGTAGCCTTAGATGCCGATGGAATATCAGTAGCAACATCAGTTGGAAATAACGCAGCACTTGTAATAGGTGGTGCGTTAGCTTCAGGTGGTGCAGTTGCACTCAGTCATGGAAGGATTGTAACGATTCTTTCTGCTGGGAATGACTCTGGTAAATCATTTACTGTTGTGGGAACTGATATTAATGGAGCTGCTCAAACAGAATCCATTACAGGTGCCAATGCAGGTACAGCTACTGGAGCGGTGTTTTTTTTAACTATTGCTTCAATAACTGCTGTGGGTAACCCAGCAGGTAACGTCTCAGCAGGAGTTAATGCTTCAGCAGCAGATGTAGTATTTGCAGGTAGAAGTAGATTGAAAGGTGTATTTTTAACCAGCACAGCAACAGCAGGAACTGTAGATTTTCTAAAGAACTCTCCTAGCGGAACAAGTATTTTAGGATTAAGTTCTGTAGGTGACGCTGATGCAACAAGAGATGTAGTCATACCAGACGAAGGTGTGTTATTTGTTGATGGCATTTATATTCAATATACAGTATCAACATTTTTAACAATGACTGTATTTCATGCTTAAAAACAATTATAAACAAAAAAAACCAACAGTTAAATCTGTTAAAAAATAGAGGAATTTATTATGCCAATGAAAGATATGGGCTTAAAAAGAAAAAATGTCACTAACTCAGGCAATAGAATGGATAAAAATATGGGTTATAACAATGGCGGAATGATGCCAAATGCTCCTATGAGTGCTATGTATCGTGCAGGCGGTAAGTTGTATATGGGTGGCGGAAAAACAATGATGATGGACAAAACTATGTCTAACAAAGATGATGTTCAGAAAAGATTTGGTGGCGGTGGAATGACCGAACCATCAATGAAAAAAAATAAATAACTATTAAATAGTTTTTTACAATGAGAAAAAAAGATAGTCCTATACCTAAGACGACCAAAGGTAAAGGTGCTAACTATCGTTCTACTAAGTCTGGTGCTGGAATGACTAAGAAAGGAGTTGCTGCTTATCGCAAAGCAAATCCTGGTTCTAAGTTAAAAACAGCAGTAACTGGTACAGTAAAGAAAGGTAGTAAAGCAGCTAAACGAAGAAAATCTTATTGTGCAAGATCAGCAGGACAACTAAAAAATAGTTCAGCAGAAACCAGAAACGATCCTGACTCAAGAATTAGGCAGGCTCGTAGAAGGTGGAAGTGTTAATAAAGGATAAATAATGGCAACAAGTGGAACAACAGCATTTACATTAGACTTAGCCGATATCATGGAAGAAGCCTATGATCTATGCGGTAGTGAACTTCGTTCAGGTTATGATTATAGAGGAGCTAAAAGAGCTCTAAATCTTATATTTTTAGAATGGCAAAACAAAGGATTAAACCTTTGGAAGATAGAGCAAGGTACACAGACTCTTGTTGCTGGAACAGGTAGCTACGAAATAGAATCAAGTGCTTTAGAAGTAGTAGATGCTTTTATTAGAACCGATGCTGGAGAAATAACTAATCAGTTTGACCAAAGACTTAATAGAATATCTAGAACAGAATACAATCATCAAGCTGTAAAATTACTACAATCAAAGCCTACACAGTTTTTTGTAGATAAAGGAACTAGTTCAAATAGTATTGTTTTATGGGCAACTCCAGATGCGTCAGAAACATATACATTAGTTTACGATTACATAAAAAGAATAGAAGATGCAGGAGATGTAGCAAGTAACAATCCTGATGTTCCTAGTAGATATCTTCCTTGTTTAACATATGCACTAGCTTATAACTTAGCTTGCAAAATGCCAGAAGCACAAAATAGAGTTCCAATGATAAAGCAAAGGTATGATGAACTTTGGAATGACGTGAGTGACGCAGACAGAGACAAGGCTTCAGTTAGATTTGTACCTGACCTTAGTTCTTATTCATAATGTTTGCGGCAGGTAAGAGAGCTTTAGGAGACTGCGATAGATGTGGTTTTACTTATAAGCTAAATGATTTAAAATATGAAATACAAGATAGTATTCGTAATGGATTAAAGGTTTGTTCTTATTGTTTTGATGTAGATCATCCACAACTTAAAATTGGGGAAGTTGATACATCAGATAATCAAGCATTGTTTGATCCAAGACCAGATAGGGGAAGAAAAGAATCAACATCTTATTATGGATTTAATCCAGTATCAGGAACAGGTTTAATATCTAGGACTGAAGTAGGAACAGTTAAAGTGAGTATAGAATAATGGCTTGGACATTTACAACATTAAAAACAGCAATACAAGATTATACAAATAATACAGAAGTAACTTTTGTAAACAATCTAGACGAGTTTATTGTTAATACAGAAGATAGAATACAAAAATTAGTTTCATTACCATTTTCTAGAAAAAATGTAACTGGAAATGTAACAGCTAATAATGAGTATTTAGCTACTCCTTCTGACTTTTTAGCACCACATTCACTTGCTATAGATAATAGTGGGTATGAATTTTTACTATATAAAGATGTAGCTTTTCTTAGAGAGGCTTATCCAAATAGCTCTGTAACAGGAATACCTAAATACTACGCTAGATTTGATGATGATACATTTATATTAGCACCTACTCCTAATGCAAATTTAACAGCAGAACTACATTATGAATATAGACCTCAATCTATGACAACTACAGCAGATGGAACAAGTTGGTTGAGTGACAATGCTCCAAATTGTTTATTATATGGTTCATTAATAGAAGCTTATACTTTTATGAAGGGTGAGCCTGATATATTAACTAACTATCAAAACAGATTTAACGAAGCTATATCAAGATTAAAGTCATTAGCTGAAGGTAAAAACACTAAAGATAATTACAGAAGTGGTCCTGTAAGGCAACAAGTAACATAATGTTTAGTGGACAAGTAGGTAATGTAGGGGTTCAAACAACTCAAAATGAGGGATTAACTCCTGAATATTGGACAGGAAGAATCATGGAAAGGCTTGTAGAGGTTAGCGAAAACGCTGATCCTATGATTAAAGCACAAGCACACGCATTTAAAGAACACATACAAACAGTAGTGTTCTTGTATATGAAACAGGCTATAGCTAGCGATAGAGCTACTATGGCAGGATTATTAGAAAAACAAGGTCATAAAGATATGGCTGATATTATTAGGAGATTATAATGGCAATATCACAGGCAATGTGTACATCATTTAAAGTAGAATTAATGAAAGGAACGCACAACTTTACCAATGGTGCTAACAGCTTCAAGCTAGCTTTATATACAAGTTCTGCATCTTTAGGTGCTACTACAACTGCATATACTAGTTCTAATGAAGCTAGTGGAACCAACTATACAGCAACAGGATCAGCATTAACTAATGTAACCCCTGTAGCTAGTGGAACTACGGCTATAGCTGATTTTGCAGATTTAACATTTAGTAACTGTACTATTACAGCAAGAGGTTGCTTAATATACAACGATACTAATAGTGATAAGTCTGTTGCAGTATTAGATTTTGGTGCAGATAAAACTTCTACAGCAGGTGATTTTACTATTCAATTCCCAGCAGCAGATGCTTCAAACGCTATTATAAGAATAGCTTAGTAGTTCATGCCGAATATTAATGGTTGGGGTAGAGGTACCTGGGGTCAATTAACCTTTGGTGAACCTTTACCTGTACCAGTCACAGGTCTAGTAGGAACAAGTGCATTAGACAATGGCACAGCAGTTCAAGCAGCAGCAGTTACAGGAGTATCAGCAGTTGCATCTACTCTTTCAGTAGGTGACGAAACAGTTACTGGTACAGCTAATGTACCTATTACTTTAGCAGCAGCAACATCTGCACTAGGTAATGAAAGTTTAATAACTAACAATATTCTTAATGTTACAGGTTTTGGAGTATCAATACCGAATCCTACAGTAACAACAACAGCAGATGCTAATATAGCTCTAATAACATTAGATTCTTTAGTATCAAATTTAGAAAAAGTTCAGGTTTGGGGTATGGTCGTAGACACCCAAAATCCTAACTATGCAATAATAACAACAACGCAATCTCCAAATTGGAGTGATGTCGCATAAAATATAAAGTATAATTTTTAACGAGGAAATAAAATGGCAAGTTCATATGTAAATGATTTAAGATTAAACGAATTGGCTACTGGTGATGCTAGTGGAACATGGGGTGATACTACAAACACCAATCTTGAATTAATCGCAGAAGCTTTTAGTTATGGCACAGAAGGCATAACTACAAACGCTGATACACACACAACTACAATAGCAGACGGAGCTACCGATCCAGGTAGGTCTATGTATCTAGAATACACAGGTACACTAGATTCAACTTGTACTATTACAATTGCACCTAACACAGTTTCAAAACTATGGATCATAGAAAATGGAACATCTGGTTCTCAATCAATAATTATCAAACAAGGTAGTGGTGCTACAGTTACTATACCTTCTGGTAAAACTAAAGTTATCTATGCTGATGGTGCTGGCTCTGGCGGTAAAATGGTTGATGCTTTTGCTTCTCTAACTTTACAAACAAGTGGAATAATAGAAACTTCTGCTTCAATACAAACAGCTCTTATAGAATTTACAGATGGTGATGATGCTATGACTATAGCAGACGGAGGAGCAGTAACTTTTCCTCAAGCAGCCGTATTTACAAGTGGTGCTTCATTTAATGATGTTAACATTACTAATGTTGGCTCTATATCTTTAGACTCTATTGTAGGCGATGGTGATGCAGATACATCTATTACATTTAGTGGCTCTAATGTTATTACTGTTAAAGCTAACAATGCTAATCAAGTTACATTTGCAGACGGAGCTTTTTCTCCAGTAACAGATTCAGATATTGATCTTGGTACATCATCTCTTTACTTTAAAAACACTTTCTTCGATACAGTCACTACTACAGGTGCTGTAGCAGTTGGTGGAACTATCAATGGCGTAGGTATTATTTCTAATATCACTAACTTCTCTAATGGTATTCTTATTAGTCAAGATGGTGGTACAGGTACTTTAAATGCTGCTTCTAATAACACAGGTTTAGGTTTTGAAGTTTTTGATGACTTAACAACTGGTGATGGTAATACAGGTGTTGGTTATCAATCATTAACCAAACTAACCACAGGTGGTCAAAATACTGCTGTGGGTGCTGATTCTGCTGATGAACTAACAACAGGTAGTAATAACACTGCGGTCGGTACTGAAGCATTACAAAAAACTACAACTGCTGATAATAACACAGCCGTTGGTTATCAAGCGTTAGAAGAAAACACTACAGGTGCTAACAACACAGCAGTTGGTATGGTTGCTTTAACAACAAACACTACAGGAGCTACTAATTCTGCATTTGGTCGTGCTTCTATGTTTGCAAACACTACAGGCTCTGCAAACGTAGCCGTTGGTGACCATGCCTTATCTGCTAATACTACAGGTGGAGCAAATACAGCAGTAGGTGCTTTATCAGGTGATGCGATTACGACAGGAAATAATAATACTTCTGTTGGTTTTGATTCTTTAAGTGCTACTACAACTGGTGATTCAAACACAGCTTTAGGAGATAGTGCTTTAAAAGGAAACACTACTGCTGATTTTAATACAGCTGTTGGTCAAAGTGCTTTATTAGTAAACACTACAGGTACTGAAAATACAGCAGTTGGTACTTTTGCATTAGATGCTTCAACAACAGGTAATGAAAACACCGCAGTTGGTGCTTCTGCATTAAGTGCTAACACCACAGCAGCTAACAATACAGCAGTAGGTCGTATGGCATTACGAGTTAATACTACAGGTGCTGCTAATACTGCTTTAGGTCATCAAGCTATGATTTCTAATACTACAGCTTCTAACAATACTGCGGTTGGTAAATCAGCTTTAGGAGCAAACACTACAGGTGATAGAAACGTAGCAGTTGGTGCTTTAGCACTAGACGCTAACACTACTTCAGACGGCAATACTGCTGTTGGTTATCAATCTTTAACTACTAACACTACAGCCGAAAATAACACAGCTGTAGGGTTTAGCTCTTTACGTCTTAACACTACAGGTACAGAAAATGTAGCAGTTGGCTCTACAGCTTTAGACCAAAACACAACAGCCGATTTTAATACAGCAGTAGGTTTTGATTCTTTAGGAGCCAATACCACAGGTGAGGGCAATACTGGTATTGGTCGTTATGCTTTACTTACAAATACAACTGGTCATTCTAACGTAGCTGTAGGTAGAGATGCTTTAAGAGCAAACACTACAGCTCCTAACAATACAGCAGTAGGTTTTACAGCCCTAACAGCAAATACTACAGGTGATGAAAATACAGCAGTTGGTTCTTTATCATTAGACGCTAATACAACAGGTTCAGACAATGCTGCTCTTGGACATAGAGCATTAGGAGGAAACACAGAGGGTGCTGGTAATACTGCTATTGGTAACGATACACTATTGGTTAATACTACAGCTGATTTTAATACAGCAGTAGGTTTTGGTGCTTTAGGAGCAAACACTACAGGTGCTACCAATACAGCAATTGGCGTTAGTGCTTTAGGAGCAAACACTACAGCAGCTGACAATACAGCAGTAGGTAAAGTAGCACTAGCTTCTAATACTACAGGACACAGCAATACAGGCATAGGAAAAGGTGCTTTAAATGCTAATACTACATCAGACCAAAACACAGCAGTTGGTTTTAATGCTATGCTATCAAACACTACAGGAGATAGAAACGTAGCAGTTGGTTGGTCAGCTTTGACTACTAATGTTGATGGTGATAGGTCGGTAGCTGTAGGTTATGCAGCACTACAAAGTCAAGAACCAGCATCAAATGTAGATATGTATAACACAGCAGTTGGATATACAGCAGGTAAAACATTAACCACAGGTACAGATGACACTATTATTGGTGGTTTAGCAGGTCTTGCTATAACAACTGCTGCTGGTTGTACACTCGTAGGTAAAGAAGCTGGAACTGCAATTACTACAGGTGGAGATAACACAGGTATTGGTAAAGGAGCTTTAAAAGCACAAACTACAGGCACAGGAAACGTAGCAGTTGGTAAAGATGCCCTAGAAGCAAATACCACAGCAAGTGACAATGT